TTCATTTTAGCGTTCAATGAAGACCCAGACCGTCAAGCTGACATAGAGCCTATACACCTCCCAGATGCACACGCACAGTATCAGTTCCTTGCTGATGAGGCTCGTGAGAAAATTATGCTCGGTCACAGAGTTGTTTCTCCGATACTTCTTGGGATAAAGGACAACACAGGGTTTGGTAACAATGCGGAGGAGCTTAGAACAGCTTCTGTCCTTATGGATAACATTGTTATACGCCCATTCCAAGAAAAGATTATAGAGTGTTTGAAGACTATGTTGGAGTTTAACCAAATTGACTTAAACCTATACTTTGTTACTCTACAGCCTATTGAGTTCACTCAGTTAGACAATATTGAAACTAAGATTAAACGTGAAGAGGAGACGGGAGAAAAACTGTCTGCAATGGATCGAGTAAAGTCACTATTTAAAAAGAAAGAAGATGGCGAAAGCACTGTTCATAACGACTAACGACCTAAGGAGAAAATCCCTTGTGGGAGGGTCTGTAGATGCTGATAAGTTTATTCAGTTCATCGAGGTAAGCCAGGATATTCACATTCAGAATTATTTAGGCACAAGTCTGTATGATAAGATATCTACTTTGATTACTGGTGGCACTATAGACGATGCTGCGAATGCAGCCTACAAAACACTCCTGAACGACTATATAACACCGATGCTTATATGGTTTGCTCAGTCAGACTATTATATGTTTGCGTCTTACCAAGTAAGTAACGGAGGTGTTTATAAACATCGAAGTGAGTCCTCAGAGACTCCTTCGATGGAAGAAATACATTATCTAGTTGAGAACTCAAAGAGTAAAGCTCAATTCTATACTAGAAGATTTTTAGATTATATAATCGATAATAGCAGTAGCTATCCTGAATATAATGACTCTAGCCAAGATGGAATGTATCCTGACAAGTCTGATAACTTCAATGGATGGGTATTATGAGATATAAACCAAAAGAACAAAACATAAATAAGTTAAAACAGTTTTTAAGTAGATGCCAATACCAAATCCAAAATCAGGAGAAAAGCAAAGGGAGTTCATCCAAAGATGTGTTATTCAAATTAGCGGAGAATACGGAAAACAAAAGGCGTTAGCAATATGTTATGATAAATACAGAAATAAATAATTATGGCAAGTTTAACAGGCAATAAAATAAAAGATACCTACAAAGGTATAATAAAGACAAGCGACAGTGCTGAACTCAATGGGAGTGCTAAAGAACTTACTGATGGCAATGGTAATGGATCTGGCGTTTATTTAGATAACGCAGGTAATGTATCAGCTACATCTTTTACAGGTGATGGTTCAGGTCTTACTAATTTGCCTAGTGGTGGTGTGTCTTCTGTAAACACACAAACAGGCGCAGTTGTTCTTGACACAGATGATATTGGAGAAGGTAGTACTAATCAATACTTTACAACTGTAAGAGCAGTAAACGCAGTTACAGGTGGTAATTTAGATATGAGTAGCTACGATATAACTACCACAGGAAAGATTTACTTTGCTAATGTATTTAGCACAGAAGGAGATTTACCAAGTGCATCTACATATCACGGTATGTTCGCACACGTTCACGCAACAGGTAAAGCATACTTTGCACATAGTGGTTCTTGGCACAAATTATTAGATGAAGATAGCAGTAACACAGATGACTTATCTGAAGGTAGTACTAATCTTTACTATACAGATGCTAGAGTAAGCGCAAATAGTGCAGTAGCTGCCAACACAGCAAAGACAGGTATAACCACTACACAGGCTGATGATATAGTTGCTAATAATGCCAAAGTAACTCGCAGACCAATTACAGCAGGTGGCAATACTTTAGAAACATCAGAAAGCCTTACACTTACAGCAGGTAGTAATGTTACAATCACAGAAGCTGATGGTACTGTTACTATCGCTTCATCAGGTGGTGGTGGCGGAAGTGTTGATTTAGGTACATCTACAACTACAACTTCTGTTACAGTAACAAATTCAGGAGGTACAGATGCTACTATAAGCGAAGCAAGTAGTTCAGCAGCAGGCGTTATGTCTACTGCACATCACGATAAACTTGATGGCATAGCAGCAGGAGCAGAAGTAAACCCAACAAACACAGATGGATTAACAGAGGGTTCTAGTAACCTTTATTATACTGATGCTAGAGTATCTGCAAATACTGATGTAACAGCTAACACAGCTAAAGTAACACGTAGACCTGTTGTAGCAGGTGGTAATACACTTGATACTTCTGAAACACTAACTTTTGCAGCAGGAAGCAACGTAAGTATAACTGAAGCAGCAGGAACAGTAACCATTTCATCATCAGGCGGTTCAGGTGGTGGAGATATTACAGCAGTAACAGCAGGAGATGGTCTAACAGGTGGTGGCACGACAGGAGATGTAACACTAAATGTAGCAGGTGGCACAGGTATTACGGCAAATGCAAATGATATTGCTATTGACTTTACTGACTTTGATACAGATGATATTACAGAAGGCTCAACTAACCTATATTACACAGACGCTAGAGTTTCTGCCAATTCAGCCGTTGCAGCCAATACAGCTAAGACAGGAATCACTGCTCAACAAGCTTCTGACATACAAACCAACAACGCCAAGACAGGCATAACAGCGCAACAAGCATCAGATATTACTACTAACAACGCAAAGATTAGTTTTGATAGTGCTTCATCTACTAAACTAGGTACTATTGAAGAAAATGCAGATGTTACTGATACAGCTAATGTTACATCAGCAGGTGCGTTAATGGATAGCGAGGTTGTGAATTTAGCTCAAGTAAAAGCATTTGATTCATCAGATTACGCAACAGCAGCTCAAGGTACTAAGGCAGATGCAGCGTTACCTGAGGTAGATGTAGATGCTGATATTAAAACACTTTCACTTCCTGCTAACACTACTATATCTGCCTTTGCTAAAACAATACTAGACGATGCTGATGCTTCAGCAGTAAGAACTACAATAGGAGCAGGTACAAGTAACTTGGCACTTGGTACAACAGCAGGTACAGCACTAGAAGGAGATACTGCCTTGTTACAATTAGGCACAACATCTACAACAGCTTTAGCAGGAGATACCACGACAATCAGCGCACAACAAGCTAGTGATATAACAGCAAATAATGCAAAGGTTGGTATTACTACACAGCAGGCATCAGACATTACGGCTAATAACGCAAAAGTAGGCATTACCACACAACAAGCTAGTGATATAACAGCTAACAACGCTAAAGTTAGTATGGTGTTAGGAACGACAGCAGGAACTGCTTTAGAGGGCGATACTGTTATTCCTACAAACAATAACCAACTTACAAACGGAGAAGGTTATATAACAGCATCATCAACTGACACACTAACAAATAAGAGCGGAAGTAACAGTCAATGGACAAATGATGAAAATTACATAACAGGCAACCAAACAGTAACACTATCAGGAGATATAACAGGAAGCGGTACAACAGCTATAACAGCAAGTATATCAAACAACGCAGTAGGTGCTGATGAATTGAACGTAAGTGGTAATGGTACATCAGGACAAGTATTAGCTTCTGATGGAGATGGCACTTTTAGTTGGGCGGATGCGGCTTCAGGTGGTGGTTTAACTGTATCTACAATAAGCACTAACACAACAGCAGTCAAGGATTATTTATATGTTCTTACAGCGAGTTTAACACTTACATTACCTGCAAGTCCAAGCGCAGGGGATAGTATAAAAATAGCAAACTTTAGTAATGTTGCAAGTTGTATTATAGGTAGAAACAGTAGTAATATAATGGCTTTAGCAGAAGATTTAACACTAAACGACACAACAGCAAGAATAACATTAATTTATACAGACGCAACTAGAGGTTGGGTAATATTCTAAAAACAAAAAAATATGAGTGCATTAACACAATTTATAAAAGATGGGCAGATAAGAGACCCAAAACAATTACCTATAATGGTTGTAGCAGCTTCAGGTGGTTATCTTGATGACAAGGGGTGGATGTTAGTACAAACAAGTACAATATCTGTAACAAATGATGGCGGAATGGCTGCTGACACTCCTTACACACCATTTAGAGAAAATTCTTATGGGTGGGGTAACAATGTTGCAAGAATAACCCCAACAGCATCAAGTTCTTACAGCACGATATTAAACGTAACATCAGGAGGAGGGTATTTACTTAACGTACAAAATACAGTAACAAACGGTTCAGGTACAAGAGAACAGGGGTTGAGAATAACAGTAGATGGAGTGGTAACCACATATCCTGCATTTGACTATGGTTCAACACACACATCATTTGGTAGTAATTTTTGTACTTTGTGGGGATATGTAGGTTTAGGTTCAAGTTCAAGTCATTATAGCGACAGGGATGCTGCGGATAGCGCAACATTAAGAGGAGTATCTTCAGACCAAACCCCACGTGCATATACTGATGGTGTAACTGATTTTAGAATATTTAGCGCACAAGAATTTAAACAAAAAAAATTACCTGCATTAAGATTTGAGCAAAGCTGTAAAGTGGAATTGTACACTACAAGTTTGTATTCTGACCGATATGGACCTGCTTACTGCTCATATTATTTAGACAGTCAAATATTTTAATTATGATAATAGAAAACATAACAAATCCAAACCAAGAACCACGAGAAGGCGATTTAGTAAGGTATATATACGATAGCGGTGTTATTGTAGAAAAAGAATTTGTAGCACCTGTTGAAATTGATGATGTTGTTGATAAACAAAATCAAGAACGTCAATGGAGAGATAGCGAGTTAAGTGGTACTGATTGGATAGTATCTGTAACAGACCATCCTGACCACGCTTCTTATTTAGTGTACAGAGAGGAATTAAGAGATTACCCACAACAGGCTGATTTTCCTAACGGAGATAGACCTATAAGACCATAATATGAGAAACGGCTGGCAAATAACAAATGCAACAAGAAAGCAAGACGATGGTTTTGTAACCAACATTACTTGCGTATATGCGCAGACGGGTGATAGTCACCTGGTAAGAAGCTACTATATAGTTGTAAACGAATATAATGGGATAGATGAAGATTTTATTCCTTTCGAAGAACTAACTGAAGAGATTATGTTAGAATGGTGTTTTGACTATATGGGAGAAACCAAAGATGAAATAGAGGAGAAAGTAAACAGTAAACACTTAGCTCACATAACTATGATAAACAGTAAGCCTGATCATATAGATGGGCTTCCTTATTAAATAAAAAATGGACTTAAATTCGTTCAAACTTTATGCTTTAAACCTATCAGCTATTACAGTTAGTACAATGGACATATTAGAAGATAGCCTTAAAATACTTTTATTGTTAGTTACTATTGGTTACACAGTTCAAAAGTGGTATGAGTTAAAAAAGAAGAAATAATGTGTGATATCTGTATGCATTGTGGTTTATGTTAAGATACTTTAATTATAGCGAGTTTGATAGCCCTGACGTACAAGGTAGTGGTCAGCTAATGGATAAGAACTTATTAGAAATGCTAGATGAGGTGAGAGATAAGTTTGACAAGCCCATACATATCAATAGTGGATTTAGAACACCTGCACACAACGAATCTGTTGGTGGTAAGAGCGATAGCAGTCACCTCAAGGGACTTGCGGTAGATATATCCTGCAAGAGAAGTAGCGATAGATTTGATTTAATTAATTGCCTTTTAGACGTTGGATTTAGCAGAATTGGAATAGCAAGCAGCTTTATACACGCTGATATAGATCCTGATAAGTCTATTGGTGTAATCTGGACGTACTAATGAAAAAGATATTTAAAGCTCTTACAGGCGGTTTGCTGAGAGATATCGGTAAAGTAATAGATAACCTCCATACAAGCGATGAAGAGCGCTTAGAAGCTAAGAGAAAGCTTCAGGAGCTACTTGAGCAGGCTGACAAGGAAGCGCAGGACCAAGTTACGTCACGTTGGAAGTATGATATGCAATCGGATTCGTTCTTGTCAAAGAACATACGTCCTCTTGTACTTGTGTTTCTAACGGTTATGTTTACTTTGTTTGCATTTACCGACGGTAATGTGGGTGAGTTTAAAATACAAGAGGAGTATATACCTGTATTTCAAAGCTTACTTATAACGGTTTATGGGGCTTATTTCGTGGGTAGAACTTGGGAAAAGAGTAAGAAGAGTGGCGAAGAAGATAGATAGTCTCTATAGTGGAGGTGGAAAAACAAAAAGACCAGGTGTGCATTCTAAAAATGCATCACCAGGCAAAAGAGGACACAAGAAGGCTTACAGAGGACAAGGGCGTTAATTCTTAAACGCAGTAGGTTAATTCTTAAACGCAGTGGGTATACACGAGCTTAAAAACTTCGAATACGAAGAATTTGACTGTCAGTGGTGCAGTAAGCACTCTACAGGCTTTAAAAATATGGATAGGCATT